GAGTAAGAGCAGCAGTACCTATACCTAAAACACCCGCTTTTTGTAACATGTTTAAGTCATCAAAAGTTTTCATTAAATCACCACTACCAAACTTTTTAGCTTTAGAACCGCTAAACATGTCTCTACCTGTAGCCCCCACGTCTTCAAAAAACCCACCTATACCGCCACTACCTGTAATAGGGTCACCAAAACTAATACCAGTGCCCATTGTACCTTGACCAAACCCTTGACCACCTTGTAAACCAGCACCTTGTGCCATACTAGCACCAGCGTAAACTTTACCCGCACTCATTACAGATTTCTTTAAATCTCTACCTTCACCTAAGGAACCTATACCTTGACCTATTGCTGCTCCTGCTGGTCCACCGATAGCAAACCCTATAACGGTAGCGATGTCTCTTGTGTTCTTTTTAACGAACCTCTTTATGCTTTTGAATGCACTTTTTAAACCGCCCATTACACCGTTCCTATGTTCATGTATTTATTATATATACAACTTCTTGAACTGTATAGTCTATACAGAGTTCTCATACCTAGTTATTCACTCCTATTTGTATGGATGTAGCACCACCCGTTACTACGGTAACTCTACCGACACTAGCTGTAAGCTCGTAACCTAAGTCATTTAACCTTTGTCCAATGTCTAACCACTCATAACCAGTCCAAACCTGGAGTACACCTACGCTAGTATTCCAAATAAGACTACCAGCGTTAAACTTAAACTTATCTCTTTGTGCTTGGTTTATTTGCCTTGTATTATCAGGGTCAAACGTACCTAAATTTAATTCTAATACTCTTACTAGCCTGTTGTAAGTATCAGAGTTGACAGTATCTTCCATAGATACAGGAAGTCTGGTAGCTAATAGTTTGCTCATCTTCTACCGTCGTTTCTTACGTCTAGTCTTGTAGCTCCTAATCTCCAACCTGTATCATCATTACCTGAATCAGTATTACCGTCATAAGATTCAAGCCTCAATACTGCTTGTCTGGCTCGGCTACGTATGTGTACTTGCTGAGTTGTACTAGCTATACTACTGGTACTATTAGTAGTTAAGCTATCCCCAGGGAAGTTTCTAGTTTTTAAAACTATGTTCACTTTACCGCTACTGCTGTTATTTAAAAATTTGATGTCGGGTATAACTCTACTTATAAAAGCAAACTGCTCACCGTCACCTATATCAAAATCTGAACTTTCTATAAATACGTTAGTCATAGGCTGACCGTCATCGTTATAACCGAACTCATGTTCATATAAATAACCGTTACTTGTAGCTCTAGGGTAATTAACTGTACCTTCATCAATCCAAGCGGTTCTACTTAATTCACCATAAGTCCAAACGTTATCATTATAGTCATAAACTACGTATCTATCTATTTCTTCTGAACTAGAAGAAGGATAGAACCAGCCTACTTCATCATGGTCGTTATTAGTGTACGCAATAATTTTATAAGCTTGTCCTGAATTAATATCATCAAAAACATAACTAAGTACGCTACAAGGTACTTTTTGAACACTACCGTTATATACGTAAAAGTTATCATACCCCATCCAATAAACACCACCAGGAGAAGTAACCGCCCCGTTAGGAGATATTAAACCAGTATTATTGTTAATAAGATTTAACCCAAAAGTAAATGGCGGTCCTATAAATGACATACTGTATAAAGCTGTGTCAGTCCATACTAATGTTTCTTGTCTAGCTTTTACTGATCCTACTATTAAACTACCTTCTGACAATCGTAAACTACCAGCGGTATTAGTTTCTAACGGTTCAAAGTCGGTTAAGTTTTCTTGGTCACTAAAAGATATAAGCATAGGGTCTAGTACCCCTGTCCTTGATGTACCTGATATCGGGTCACTACCTAAAACTATAAGATGACGGTCAGTTTCTGATACTGTTACGCCTAAACATATTGTAGGTACTAGATTAGCCCCAGCTACATCCGTTAAAGCTACGGCTCTAGTTTCTACGCCACCACTAGTGTCATGATAATAAATAGCTCCGTTACGTACCGCCATAACTAAATCTTCACCAAAGTGGTCGTGTGACCATAAACGTAATTGGTTAGTATTAGATAAAGCAGTGACTGAACCCCAAGTACCAGCATTCCACGCACCAGCACCCCAACCCGTTGATTGTACATATACGTCTAAACCTACGTTTATTTGGTAAACTCCGTCAACTCCTGACCCACCGTTACCGCTATCGCTAGAGTTAGCCGTTACTGTAGCTCCGCTAGTATCTTTAGCTGTTATAGTATAAGAATTAGTGTTAACTACCGTCAGTATTTGATATTCTTGATTTAAAACTGTTGCTGTAATATTACCGCCTAAACTTACCGCACCACTAAGCGTAACAAAATCATTTATCACCGCTCCGTGACTTGAATCAGTTACGGTAATAATAGAGCTACCGTTAGTAGCAGAAAAAGTAATACCATTAGTTGTTGTTTTTCGTATTGGGGTGACATCGTTAAAAGTATCTCCTTCGTTTATGTAATATTTTAAATGAGTTCCTAAACCTAAAAATTTACTACCGTTTAAAGCAACCCAAGGATGTAAAGCACGACAAGTACCTAAAAAACTATTGGTAGTATCTTTACGCCAACCACCTACTTTTTCTGGTCTGCCAGCATTAAACCTTACTAAGTTAGAATCAAACCAACCGCCTTCATTATCGTAAGCTGTACCTTCTCGTACTATTCCTGGTTTAAAAACAAACTTATTTAACGGCATACTATACCTCGTGCCACTCTTTATTTTGGAACAATAAAGCTTCTGCTTCTCTACGCCTAATTAAACCTTGTAGTACTTTACCGCCTGCTTTATTCCAACGTTTTATTTGAGCTGGAACATCGTCATATTCTTTATTGTTTAAAACTTTTAACATAGTAGAAGCTTTTAAATTAGCTGGACCTAAATTAAACACCCAAGACACTAAAGCGTCAAACTGGTTTTGTTTTAAATCAACGGTCACCGCATCTTTTATGTAGCCTTCGTACTCTTCCATTTCATGGAGAAGTAAACCGTCGGCTTGTTCTTGGGTAATGGTATCATTTTCTTTAACGCCTTTAGTTGAGCCATAACCTATTGTCCAAACACCCGCAGCACACTTATAAGCTTCTAGCTCACAACCTTCAAATTTTTTTATTAGACCTAACCCTTCTTGTGAAATATTCATATCTTTAATCCCCTTTTTCGGTTGTAACTTTTCTATAATACACAACAACTTCTTTAAGTTCATTTATATACCTCTTTAATTCCTGCATGTTGTACGCCATTAATTCATAATCAGCAACAGACATAGCTACAAAAACTACTTGACCTTGATCTTTTTCTATTGTGGATAGAAACTCTTCAAGGTTTTTATCACTAACAACATACCAATATGGGTCTTTTAAATCTATTTCTCTAGGTAGTATAGGCTGAACTATAGTCCTTTGTATAGGCTTAGATACAACTTCTACTGATTGTTTACTTGGTATCAGACTGCAACTGCAAGCCATCATCAAGACTGTCAATGTTACGGCTGTCTTCTTCAATACTATCGAATACATCTTTAGTTCCTTTATTTATTCTTGGTTCTATTAGTCCAGGTTTAGCTGAAGCTAATTTAGTTAAGTCATGTCGTTTAAATATATCAATATAACGATTCATTTCTTTTTGAATTTCTTGACTTCTTAATTGTATTTGTTGCAGACCTTCTGTCTGTAGGGTAAAATCATTTTGTAATGATTCTATTGCTAGTTTTTGCTCCTTATCTCTTAACTCAAAAGCTTGGTTAAGTGCGGATAGTTTTGAGTTTTCACTCCACAATAAATAAGTACTAAGTCCTAGTACAACAATTATTCCTATAAACACTTTACTCATATGTATATATTTCCAATGATTTCTTTTTACCTTTTACTTTTATCGGTTTTAACAATTTTAACTTAAATTTAGAATTTTGTTTAGTATTTAGACCTATAATTAAATCTTTACCAACTTCCTTAGTAGAACTTTCTAGCCTTGCTGCTGTGTTAACTGCATCTCCTATAGCTGTATAATCAAACCTAGAATCACTACCCATGTTACCTATAATGGCTTCTCCTGAGTTTATCCCTATTCCTATAGCTATGCTCGGCAGACCTTCAGAGGTTAATTCTTTATTTAATTGTATCATGTTGTTTTGTATTTCAAGAGCACATTGTATTGCTTTAGTTTCATGGTCTTCAAGGTCTATAGGTGCATTGAAGATAGCCATCATAGCGTCACCTATGTATTTATCTACCATACCCTCGTATTTTTGCACAGCACTTTGTTGTGCTGTGAGTGCTTTATTCATGATATACGTAACCTGTTCAGGTTCTACACTTTCACTTAAAGTAGTAAACCCTCTAACATCTGTGAATAAGAAAGTAGCATATCTTTTTTCACCACCTAATTTTA